TAAAGGCAAGCCATAAGCTATTTGGTCCTGTGACTGGCAGTATTGGTTATCGCCACCGTGAGTCGTTCGCTCAAAATGACAGTATTAAGGAAGATCGTATCAACGCTGGTGTTAGTGTCGATATTGGTAATGGTAATGCAGTAGGTGCACAGTATTACCGTACTACTGGAACTTCTGAGTCTGCAGTCGTTGGTCTTCAGATTTCTCATAAGTTTTAAAGAATTTAGCTTCGGCTAAATTGGCGAGGGTGGTAACATCCCAAAAGAAAACCCACCAGAATTGCTTCTGGTGGGTTTTTATTATCAAAAAGCGGGAGAGACCTTTCGATCTCTCCCAAAGTTGATCTATTAGAGAATGTTGTTGACCAACACTCTGCGATAGTAAACATTGACGTTCTGGACAAGAGTACCGTCAGAACCGTTAGCACCACGTGAGAACGGATTAGCAACAACGCCGTAACGTGTCTTAAAGCCGATCTTAGGCTGGAAGGAATCTTGACCAACCGCACGAACCATTTGTAGAGGAACGTAAGGGCAATAGAAGAGACCAGCATCAAAGGCAGAAGCGCCCTTGTAACCAACAGTCATATACTGACCACCAGCATAAGGATCTACATAGACGCGGATGCGACCGTTAAGGATACCAGCGAAGGTGTTGCCGGTGTCATCAACTTGTAGGTTGTTAGAGTTAAGAGCAGGAGCGTAATCAAGAACGCCAGCCATTTGAAGAGCAGAAGCAACATCTGATGAACAGATGAGGATGTTACCCTTACCACGACGTGTATTCTTAGCGATTAGGTTGGCTTCACGCTCAACTTGGAACATAAGACCCTTGAACTTTTCAACTGACCAACGGCCATTTGAGTCAACGTCAAGATCGAATGTACCAGGTGAAGTTGTATCAGCAGCACCTTGAGTAGCTGTTAGGTTGATCGTACGAACAATTTCACGGTTGATTTCAGAAAGGATTTCAGCGGATAGGATGGTTGAGAGTTCTGTCTCAGCATCTAGACCGTGGATAGCCTTTAGATCTTGCGCTAGTTCGATTGAATATTCAGCCTTTAGAGCACGTGACTTAGCTTGTACTGTAACCTTATCGATTGAGAAGGCCATTTGGTTGAAGTCAACGTTAGATGTTGAACCAAGAGCTTCAGCTTGAGCTGTAGACATACCAGCGGCATAGTTATATAGTTCTGAGTTACCAGAAACAGTTACTGATGTGTTAACGCCATAGATACCGCCCCAAGTTGCATTAGCACCACCAACGATTTGGTTGTTACCAGTACCGTTAAGTGCGCCGCGTGTTGATTGACCAGTGTTTGACTCGTAGTAGAATGCATTGGCACCAGACTGTGAATCATACTGAGGACGTAGGGCAAAGATTAGACCAGTAGGACCGGTCATAGGCTGAACGCCGCAGATATCATAAGCGATTAGGTTAGGCATAGCACGACGAACTAGTGAGATTAGCACTGGATCGTAGTTCTGTGAACCACCTGTTAGTGAGGTAGGAGCAGCGCCTGAAGTTTCAAGTAGTGACTGGGGATTCATGCCAGACTCTTGTTGCATAGCACGCTCGGTGTTTTCTAGAAGTTGAGCTGTTACTGAGCGCTTGTGTGAATCGGTGATAGCTCCGAGTTCAGAGTGCTCTAGTAATGGCTTCCACTTCTTTTGGATTTCTTCATTTAGAAACATAGGTATTCTCCCTTTCGTTGTAAGTCAATTTTATTTATAAAAATTTACTTCTTGACAGATTTGTTAACGGCATTGATATAAGCAGCCATTTGACCGGTTGGCTCACTGTAGTCCTCATCAGACGCATCGAATGTTTCTTCTGTGAGAACACGTGATGCTGTCTTAGTTGATGGGAAATAGCTTTCCTTGATGATATTTACCTTATGTGCAAAGTCATCTGCAGATTCATAAGTGATACCTTCAGCTAGAACACGTAGCTTTTCTGCTTGTGTCTTAGCTAGACCCTCAGAGATAGTATCAAAGATATCGGCTACTTCTAGCTCTTCTTTAACTTGCTCTAGGGCAATGTTCTTTTCAATTTCTTCAGATAGACGAGCTTGTAGCTCTTCAATGTGATCGGTCATTTCAGCGACGACGTCTACCTTAGTCTCAGGAATCTCGATATAGTTAGCTTCAAAGATATTCTTAAGACCAACAATCAATTCTTCAGCCATTTCTGACTTGAGGCCGGTATCGATGGCAACAATGTTCTCTTCAACCCACTGTTCAACGGCATAAGAGAGATACTTATCTACGTTTTCTACGATTTCAGAACGAATTTCTTCAATAGACTCTTCAAGAAGGGCTTCAAACTCTTCTTCAAGACGAGCGACTTCTGAGACGAGGCGTGCACCGACGGCAGCTTCGAATACGACGACGGCACGTTCTTTTAGTTCCTCGGTGAGTTCTTCACCGGCGAACATATCTTCGACATCTTCCTTAGCAACTGCTGAGGTAGGAGCTGTACGGATTTGACCCTTTTCACCGCTACCGGTAGAAGAGCTCTTATCGGCACCAGCCATAGGAGCGCCGGTAACAGGCTTAACTGAAGTAGGTGAAAGGCTGATTTGGCCAGTCTCACCAGATGTCTTATCGGCTGCACGAGCAGATGAACCAGATGCACCTTCAAGACCCTTGAATACGTCAGCTAGTTGATCTTTATTTAGACCAGAGATTGTCTGCATGATAGCATTCAATACTTCTGATTTAGTTGAGGCGGCATATGTAGTTTCACCAGCAGACTTATCAGCTGAACGACTAGAATCACCACCATTGTGGGGATCAGCCGCTACGCTCTGTTCATCTGAAGATTTGAACTCCAATAGTTCCTCCTCATTAACGTTCTTCTTAATCGCCATGTCTTTACTCCTCTTGGAATTATAGATTATTTATAAAAAACTTAATTTGTAGCCAAAGATTTGAGGAACCGCTCGAATAGAGCAAATTTCTCTTCATTGATGGTTGCTATGGTAGATTCAGAGATATGCTTCTTCATCTTTTCTAGACCACGTTCTGCACGCCAGTTACCTGATGCAGCATCGAATACCCAATCTACACCTTCCATCACCGAGTTAACAAACGCGATGTGGGCAGAAGGATCGGCTACGATATCAGCAGCAGTGGCGAGCATAAAGTCTTCGCCTACTGACATAATACCATCTTTGTTTCTTGTGACTGTACCCATACCACGAGAAGACACACCGAGCTTACCACCGGACTCTAATAGACCCTTGACAATGTTACCCATCGGAGTCTCAGTGATCTTGGCTTTACCCATGAAATTAGAACCGTCTTGCTCAAGCTTTGTGATCATGTGTGAGACACGATCAAGGTTGATAGCAGGTCCTTCAGGATGACCGAGTTCACCATAAGCACGATTCTGCTTGATATAGGCTTCGTTATAACGAGCTACTTCCTTAGCTAGAATACGGCTCTCATAGATCCGGCCATTACGATTAGGCTGGTCTCCCATGAGGAAAGGACCTTCAATATAGAAGTCTTTCTTACCATCTTCTCTAGCCTCTTTAATGATAGAGACATCCTCGAGTGTTTCGCAGATGAGTTTCATTTACCCTGTCCTTAGAATGTTAATGCAGTAGACACTTTGCTAAGCTTTAGTACCAGCGTAGCAGAAGTCGATGTAGTATTTATCGTCAAGTTTGCTGCATTATTATCAGTCAATGCGATACCATGACTGTTGAGATCCCAGAAGCCAGTGTTATTGGCTGTCTGGAACACTACAGTAGCACCGCGCTTGATCGTCCAATCACCAGTCCAATAGATCTGTGTGATTGATACGTTGTTGACAGTCTCTTGTGATGTATTAGGAGTAGCGAAGTCTGTGATCTGATAAGTCGCATTCGCGATATCACGGATCACTGCAGTCCCTAGACGTCTATTTTGGATGATAGCCATTATTGACCGGCCTTTCTAGCTGCTCTGGCTGCAAGAATCTTTTGCATCAGATCGAGGGGTGGAGCTTCAGCCTTACCGGAGATGGCATCCTTGAATGAACCATGGCTGTGATGGAGTCTATTAGCAAACTCATCTTTCTTGATGGTGTTAGGTAGTGCATCGTGCATAGCAAGTGCCTTACGTGCATCAGACTTAGACACAGGATGAGTCTCACCATTCTTGAATGTAACAGGCTTACCGATAGATGAGGCTTTGCGAAGTTGCATGATAGGATGTGTGTCAGATGCTTCTTCAGCATCAACTGGTTTAGCAGGACGTCCACGACCACGCTTAGGAGCAGCAGGATCAGTAGCTTCTTGCATCTTTTCTTTATGATCCATAGCATCATTAACATCTTTAAAAGTTTTATGATACTTTCCATCATGATAGACATCATATGTTACATGACGCTTTGATACGTTAGGCTCATCACTTGTCTGCTTCTTAATGGTTACTTCGACCTTCTCAGAAATTTCAACTTCTTCTTTGACATCTTTATCTTTAGCTTGGATTGGTTTTGGCAAAGTACCTTTTCTACGCATATCTGCATATGTACCTGCAGGCGGTTCGCCAGGAAAGCTTTTTGTTCTTACGATAGGATCACCTTCATCAAGTTCAACTTCTTCGTTAACATGCTCAGGCGTATCTGCATCTAAAGACTTAAACTTGCGATTTACTTCTACAGCAAATGCACGTGCATGATGAGCTTGTGCAAACTTAAATGCAACACCCTTATCTGAATGATAATGGAAATCTCCACCATGTGCTTTTACAGTTTTATCAAAGTCAGGATGACTAAATTCACTAGCAGCACTGTGATCATCATCACTGCCATAATCACGTACGTGAACGGAATGGATCATCTTTGCTTCTTCATTACGTTGAGCAGAATAGAAAGCAGCAAGAGCCATTTCCTTACGCTTCTCTTTAGACTTACCAGCGAACTTAGGATCATCTGAATGAACAAAGTCATCGATGTAATCAGCAGCAGTTGCATCAGCAGCTAGCTTTTCTGTTAAATCACGTGATTCTTTCATCTTGGTATAGAAAGAAGGCTTAGCTTGCTTCTTAACAGGAATAGGCTTTGAGAACTTATCAGCAGGAGTAGCAATATCTTCTTTGACATTAGGATTGACCTTAGCAGTGTCTGTAGCTGCATTATCAGTATCACCACCGCCAGTTCCATTAGCCATATACTCATAGACTTCGTCAAGAGCATCTTTAACTTCAGCTAGCTTTTGTTGAGCCCAGTCATTGACTTCTTTATCTTCGTTTGATACTTTATCATGAAGATCAGCTGCTTGCATAGCGATCTTCTCTAGTGTATCAGCAACACCACCTGAAACCTTAGTTCCAGCGGGAGATTGTTGATTAGCACCTGAGTCATCGATCTTACCACCCATTGAGCTCTGGCCGACACCAGGACTGTCAGAAGTAGCACCTGCACCCATTGAAGGATTCTCAGCTTCATTAAGATCTGCCTTAGCAATAGCTCTTCTAGCGGCTTCAGCTACTGCATTACGACGAGCAGCTACGCCAGCATCGTGAATAGAAGCTGCATCCTTGAATACGCCTTCAGCACCCTTAGGGGCTTTACCCTTGTGAGGAGGAAGTGCTTTATTGATCGTACCAGAGAAGACATCATCGCCATTACCATTACGGTCGGCGTGCTTCTTGACCATATGATCCTTCCAGAAACGCTTTTCGCCTTCTGGTTTTGGCTCATAGTACTTTACTTTAGGATCTTCTACTTCTTGTAGATCATTAATCTTCTGTGTCATCGGATTCCTCGGCATCTGGATTGAACAAGCGGCTTGCAACATACTGTTTACGGGTATCAAGGGCATCGTCAATCTTCGACGCCATGATGTCATCAATGGCTGCCTTAAGATTAATATGATCCTTATCCATAATGTAGTCTACAACGTCATCAATAGTATGTGGCATGCTAAAACTCCTTATAGTTTATTTATATTAAAAATTATCTGGAAGTCGCTCAGGAACCTTACGAGTAAACGCTTTAGTCTTGCCCTGTACGACTTGTGTTTTTACTGGACCACCACCTGTAGGTTGATCTTGCGGTTGTTCTTGGTCATCCTGAGGTTGCTGCTGGTCACCGCCATCTTGTGGCTGTTGATCAGGTTGCATAGGTTGTCCATCAGGACCCATCATAGGAGGAGGTGGTTCAGAATCGATTTGCTCTTGCATATCCTTAATATCTTCATCGGACTGCATCAATAGATTCTTCTTTACCCATTCAGATGAATAGAAACGACCGATGTATGGTTCAATCTGTTGTAAAGATGTAAGCCGCTCACGAAGGATCTCTGCATCTTTTAGTTCTGAGAAGTAATTATCAGAGTTAAAGTTGAAGTGGATCTTGTTCTTGAAATCTTGCCAGTCTTCAGTGGTGATGATACCCTTAAGGATGAGCTGCTTCTCTAGAGCTTGTAAGAAGAACTGTGAGAAACGTAGACGCATTCTGTTGATGAACTTTTGGAACTTGAGTTCATCTTGAGTAATCTCAGATGATCTACCCATGTTAAATCCAGAAGTAGATGCATTCAAACGTGACATGGGAACATTCAGAGACTTATACAACTTCTGTTGGAAGTAGTTAACATCTGATAGTTCACCTAGGTTCTGACCAGATGGTAGGGTAGAGATCTCGGTACCACGACCACCTTCACGGCGAGGCAACCAATAGTCTTCTAACATCGTCATAAACTTACGGTCATCACGCACGTCACCCGTGGTAGCATCGTAGACTAACCGATTCTTGTGCTTGGTCATCATATCCTTGACGTACTGCTCTGCCTTCATCTTAGGAAGGTTACCTACGTCGATATAGAAAATACGACGTTCTGGAGCACGTGAGATACGATAGATCACGGTAGCATCTTCAAGGATGCGTAGCTGATTGAGTGGCTTGATGGCCTTGTGTAGGTAACCAAGGACTAGCTTATTATCTTTGTCCATAAGACCAGATGTAATATGCACGATAGAGTCTTTGGCGATACGAAGGCCTTGGTTATCCATACCTGTGGCTGATGCGCCACGGAAACCACGTTCGTTATACATATAGAATTCATCAGCTGTGATGTTGACGAACACTTTACCACGACGCTCGCGCTTGATCGCTCTGATCTTTCTTAGCTTACGAGGATCGATATACCTGAATTCTTGAACGCCTGCACGAGGATTCATCTCGTCGATCATGGCGTGATAGTATAGACGACCATCGATGTACCAACGTCTGAAGATCTCATAACCGTAGTTATTAATGTTGAGCATCTCAGCAACAG